ATATTAATTCATTTGTTAAAGTTAAATGATAATTATTGCCACTACTATCATAAGTATTTCCATCAAACTTATAATGGGCTATTAGTCCATCTGTTATTTCTGTAGATGATTTATAAGAATTAAATATTTTATAAGAATTAAATATTTTATAAATTTTTGTTAAATCTTGAAGATTATATAATATATTTATTTCTTCTGCTGATAATGCCCTGTCGTATATACGGAAATCGTCTAAATAACCATCATATTCTCTACTTTCTTCATTATAAGTCCATCTACCTATTTGAAAATCATAATTTTGTGTTATTTTTGGATACCATTTATTAGTAAATGATTGATCTAATATACCATTTACATATATATAATGATTATGTTCTTTTGTAGTCCAATTAGTTGATGTTGGTTCTATAACAAATACTACATGAGACCACTGATTATTAAATTCTGGTAATTTAGTTGTTGCTGAAAAATTTAAATTATTATCAAAACCTTCACCATTATTTGAAATAATAAATGTTAAATTATTTTCAGTTCCTGTTCCACTTCTATCTTCAGACCAATGCACACATTGAAAACTATTAATATTACCTTCACTACCAGTTGGAGAACCATAAAAAATCCTTCCATGACCACTTTGACCACTTGATAAACTCCAACACCAAAAAGATATAGTTATAGATTTTTCATTTAGATAATTATATAATTTATTACTATTAATATCTATAATTAAACTATCATCATCACCTGCGCCAGAGAAATAACAAGAATTATTAAAGACACCTTTTGTTGTTTCTAATGTAGGTGTTCCATTTAATGTAGCATTTAAAGTAGAACCAGTAGAAGCACTATTTAATCCTATATTAGTACTATCATCAAACTTATAATGGGCTATTAAACCATCTACAGTATCAAAATTCTCTTTACCATATATATACCATTCATTTAAATTAAGTTCTTGTTGATTACCTAATAGTTTGTTTATCACTATTACAAAATATTGATATTCTCCCTGTGTGGTGACACTCTCTTCAAATATATATGAAGCGTTATATGTTATTTGAGTTCTATCTGTTTTACTCACTAACTCATACCAAGTTGTATCGTCCTTACTTCCATATATTTTGAACTCACCTGGTGCTCTTTCTTCTGTAACTGTTGCACCATATCTTTGTTCTAAACCATATTTAGTTAAATTTATATAAACTGGTAATTTAATTTTTAACCACTCTCCTCTAAAACTTCCATCAATTGTTTCTGGTGATACAGAACCAGAGATGTATTCTCCGGAACTATTATAATATGCTCCTGCAGAGTGCCATCCAGCTGTATGACTTGAACCAGTAAATGCAGTATATGCCCCCAAAAATTGCCCACTTACATTATATTCACTTGATGCAGTTATTATATAATCTCCATTACCATAGCTTTGACCAGTTATTGTGTCAGTATTATCAGTTAAAGTTCTTGTAGGCGGATACATTCGTTCTTCACTTAAATATGTTTCTAATACAATTGGTTTTTCTATATTTGATGTTACTGTTGTTGTTGTTTCATTCTCATATACTACTTGATTTAAATTTCCGGATGATGTTCCACCAATCACTCGTAATACTCTATCTGTTGTTATTTCTAAACTTCTTGGATCTATCTTTAAATTATACCATGATTCACCATCATAATATACTAATTGATTACTATTTAAATTTTCTTCATTTAATGAAATTAAATTTTTACTTAATATATTCTGATTAACTCTATCTTCTGTATAATATAAATTTATACCTTCTATTAAATCATTTGTTGATTTATAACTAAATTTATTATCAAAATTTGAATCACTTACATTATCAAGTGCTGGTTGATTTGTAATATTATTATAATTTAAATTAGTAATTTGAGAACCATCACCTTTTATTATACCATTTACATCTAATTTTGTAGATGGATTATTTGTTCCAATACCTACATTACCTTCATTTTCAATATAAAATACCGTATTGGAATTCTGTTGAATATCTAAAATATTTTCAGTTCCTGTTTGATTTATTATTAATGCTGGACCATTATTGTCATTAATTATTCTTAATTGTTCTTTAATACGAACAAATTTTTGAATATTAATTTCATTAATGTAACTCATTTTAATTAAAAAATATATAAAAAATGATTATTAATTAAATAATAAGCTTCATAATGTTTTATAATTATTTATTAGATCCTCTTACAAATCAAATTAGTTTTGAAACCAAAGATATTGATTTATCTATATTAAATGCTATAAGAAGAGTATTACTTATGGATATTCCAATATTAGGATTTAATGGTTCTGGTATTGATACTTCAATTAATATTGTGGAAAATACATCTGTATTAAATAATGAAATTATTTCTAATCGTATTGCTTTAATACCTTTAAATATTGATGAAAGTTATAATGATAATTTTGATCCAAATATTAATAAATTAGAAATTACATTAGATGTTAGTTGTAATGAAAATGATAATATGAAATTAATTACAACTGAACATTTAATTGTTAAAAAAGATGAAAAAGTTATTAAAAACTTTTTCTCAAAAAATAAAATTAGTAATGAATATATTTTAATAACAAAATTACGTAAAAATGAAAAAATTACATTAGATGCATATGCAGTTAAAGAAACCGGAAGAAAAAATGCATCATTTTCTATTGTTTCTGGTCTAACTGTCTATAATAAACCAATGGATAATAAAGATATTACAGATATTTTAGAAAAAGAAAGAAATTATATTGAAAATGAATTTGTATTTAAATTTGAAATTATCAATAATTCATTTTCACATCATTATTTATTAAATAAAGCTATCTCTATATTAATTCAAAAAATTAGTATTTTGAATGATAAAGTTACATTACAACAATATAAAAATAATGAAAATACATATGATTACATTATTCCAGATGAAAATGATACTATTGGTAATTTAGTTCAATCTTACATATTTGATACTTATGTTTTAACTAAAACTAAAATCTTTGAAGAATCTTATTGTTCTTATGTAGGTTATGTTGTAAAACATCCTTTAGAAAAAAAATTAAATATTAGACTTACTATTGAAAATACTTCTGATATTAATCTATTTAAGGATTTTATGAAAATTGTTTGTAATAAAATTATTAATGAACAATTACAAGTTATCCAGAAAAACTTAGAAACTTTTTTTACAAATAATAAAGTAAATGATTAAATCTAATAAATTAATACAGTCTTCAGATTCTGAAGAAATAAAATCTGAAGAATCTGAAGAATCTGAACAATCTGAACAATCTGAACAATCTGAACAATCTGAAGAATCTGAACAATCTGAAGAATCTAAAAAATCTGAACAATCTGAACAATCTGAAGAATCACAAAGTATTGAGATTGATGAATCATTAGAAGATATTAATTTTGAATCAATTGATGAAAATGTTCATGAAATATTAATTAAGTATATTCCAAATTTAGAAAATGCTATTAATATATTTAATAAAGAAACTTTAACTAATATATTTAATGATTTCTTTGATAATTATTATAAAAGTAAAGATTTGGTTGATGACTATTTTACTTTTTTAGAAAATAAAAATACTGGTTTAGAAAAATTATATATATTACAAAATGAAATATCTTACAAACAAGTTACACCTGAATTTTATAAAGAAATGTATAAAAATTCATATCTAAATTTTATAGATATTTTAAATTCTACGTTTAATAATCCATTAGATCTTTTAGATAATAATAATTTCATTACAAATAATATTTTTAATGTTCAATTAAATCGAAGAAAATTAAAAATTATCAAAGAAGATGGAATATCTGAAGATAATATTGATAAAATTGATGAAATAATGAAAACAAATATAAATGAAAGTTTATATTCAAAAATTAATAAAATTAAAGAATATAATGATAAAGATATTTTATTAAAATTTGAAGATAATGATTTTGATTATATTAATGATATAATGATTAGATATGGAAAAAATATATTTCATATGACTGATAATGAATATAATTTAATTCCTAAATTAAATGATAAAAAACCAACTATAAAAAAATCTAATAAAATTTTGGAAACTAAATATGAAAAATGGCATGATGATATATCTAAATATTATTATAATTCATCTCTTGATGAACTTCAAGAAGATGAAATTAGAAATTTATTAAATGAATATACAATTAAAAAAACTAATTTAAATGATAAACTATTATTTAACAATGTTATAGAATTAGAAACTAATATTAGTAATGGTTTATTAGAAGTTGATGATGTATATAATAATATTAAAGATTATTTAAAATTTAAAGAAATAGATTTAATATTAAACATTTTATTAGAATTAAATAAAAATAAATCTGATGTTGTAGATTTTACAGTTAAAAATAATGATTATAATTATGTTGATAATGTATTTAGTGATATGTATGAATTCCCAATAGAATTAATAGAAATTATTGATAATGAAGAATTTGATAATAAAGAAAATATATTTTTTGATAATGATAATGTTTTAATTATTCCAAGTAACAATTTACAAAATAATAATTTTGAAAAAGATTTAATTCAAGAAATTGGCATTCCAGAAGAATATATTGATAGAAAAGTTATAGATATATTATTAGATAATACTACAGATTTAGAAAAAATGAGTATTGTAATATTTTATCTTTATTATGAAATTCAAAAAAGAGCATATAGTGAGGATTTAGTTATTAATTTAAATGAAAGTTGTAGTGAATCATGGAATCCATATTATGAACCATTAGAATTTACGGTTGATAATAAATTAATTTTTAAAGATAAACCATCTGTTTATTCTTATATTATTTGTTGTTTTAAAAATATTACTGATAATAGAATTCCAGAAAATGATATACTCAAAAATATTAGCAAATTATATAAAAATCAAAAATTATTCCAAAATTTTATTAAAGAATTAAAAACAACATATAATGATAAAAAAGAATCATTTATTATTGATAAAGATACTAATTTTTATAAATCACTTTTAGATAATATTAATAAACATCCAATACATCAAAATTATGTTCAAGCTTTAAAATATATTGTTCCTAAAAAACTTAAGCGTATCAATAAAAATATTTTAGGTTGTTGTCCTCAATTATTAAATGAAAAATATGAAGCATTTAATGATATTAAAAATAAATCTGATGATAAATATTTAGCACCAATACAAACATATATTGATGAAAATAACCAAATAGTTACTAATACAAAGTGGAATTCCATAAAATATATTCCAGATAATATTGAATATAAAAAAATTAATAGTTATCCACATAATATAATTATAGATGAAAATAATCAATTTAATATTGATATTAAAAAATATTTAATAGATGAAAATCAATTAATAAATGAAGATGAAATTAATATAATAACTAAAGATAGTTTATTAAAAGATTATGTGAAAAATTCTATTACTACTTTTAATACTTATAAAACAGTATCTGGTAATTTTTCTTTAGAAAATTTTATTTTAACTAAATGTAAAAGTATATATAATTTAAAAATATTAATATCAGTTGGTTTAACTAATAATCATAATGATATTGATATTGATAATCAACAACAATATGATAAAAATGATATTGAATTATTAAATATTTCAATTGATAAAATTGAAAATATATGTATTGAAGATTTAACAATATCAAAAAATAAAAATAATTTATATATATATTTTGCTGCAAAATATTTAACACTTAATTATTTTAAAAATTCAGAAAATGCAAATTTGTTATATAATAATTTAAAAAATCTAGAAAAAAAATTAGTTCCTACTCGAGATGAATATAATAAAATGATTAATAACTATCGTGAAGATTTAAAAGTTAAAGCTATTGAGGCAA